TTCATCATTTCTGACATGTCGAAGAGGCGACCAGGGATTTGGCGCATGTCCTTATCCGGCGAGCAGATACAACACTTGCCCTGGTTTTGTGTAGCATAAATACCCAAGGCATCGTCTGCCTCAAGCGTTGGCATGATAACAACTTTGTACTCAGTCTTGAGTCGATTGATCACACGTTTGTAACCGCAAGGTTTCTTACGATTGCGATGCCCTTTGTATGCGGGCTGGATGGATTTACGAAAGTTTACACTATCGCTAAAGAACAGAACTAATTCAGGTACATCCCATAGAAAGTTGTTGATAATCTTGAGTAGCTCACGCTTAACAGCAGCATAGGCTTCACTAAATTTACTTGTTACAAGAATTACATCATCACCCCAATCGATTTCTGTTTCGGCAGCGGCACAGCATTTGTAGACCACGTAATCGGCGTCTACAAGTAACTTCACCTGCCTTGTCCTCGGTAGGCTTTCTTATCACCCTTGGGTACGGAGTTGCGTCCTTGTCCTTGTCGGGTTTTCTTTTTGACTGACTTGATTTCAGCCTTGTTTTTCTTGCTGTACATTAGTGGGTTTCACTCCAGTTGTTTCCGTGTGTTGCTTCCGCGTCGATGCGGATACGCATGTTGTAGTATTCCCCAGCCGCTGTAGCGCTATATACCAGGGATGTAGATAGGTCTCCGATGTGCTCAGGGGAACACTCGAATTGTAGCTCGTCATGAATAAATCCTAGTTGAGATGCACATATCTGTGCTTCTCTAATTGTCTCTTGGTTGATAACCATCCACCGCTTCGCGATGACACCAGCACCTGACTGCAAGCAGTAGTTCAGGGCTTTGTGAGGCGAGTCAACGTTAATTTTTCGTCCATCGATAGACTTGATGAACCCTCTTTCTGCAGCTTTCTTAATAGCTGTGAGTAGAGCATCCAATCCATCAACCGCGTCAACATACGCTGCACGAATCTCTTTCCCTTTCTTTTTTGCAGCAGTGGTTGATAACTGTTGGTCATAAGAGTGTCCAATTTTTTCGTCACCTGCACCGTACAGGAAAGCGTACGTTACAGTCTTTACTTGTCGCCTTGAGATTCCAATCTTATCGGCGTTAATCTGGTGGATGTCATCCTCAAGTAGAAGCTTCGCGTATCTTCCTCCGTCATACCGTGCAAGATAATGAGCGAGCATACGAAGCTCGATGCCGCTAAGATCAGCGCCGACCATATGTAAACCCGGACTTGGTATGAAGAGTTTTCTAAATCTTTCATCTGATGGAACTTGTCCGAGGTTGGGGTTTCGGTGGGCGCAGCGTTGTGTGTTAGTAACTACACTGCAATGGTGGTGAATTCGTCTAGCACTCGTACTCAACTTCAGCCAGGCGTTCGCGCCTTCGCTGATCATTCCAAGCATCTTCGTTATCGTCAAAATCCGGAGGAACATCGTCGCTACTTCCGAATTCATCTCCTTCAGGATCACCTCGTCGATAACAGGTTTCCCAGTAGTTGTCTTCTGGCTTGGAATCCAGCCATAGAATTGTTGCAAGATCCATGATATATGATCCCGTGATGATGTGTTGAGTTCTTTCAGTCGAGTAAAGGGTGCACCCTTGACATATCCTTGCGTGCGGTTATCTCGTTTAGGAGTGAATTCCGATCCTCGGACGAAAGGGTGCCTGTCTCGAAGTAGTTCTTCAGTTTCTCTAAGTTCTCGTCTGAGAGTAGATGCAAGTTCCCATGCAGCGTTCTCGTCAAAAGCCCATCCATGAATTTCTTGATCGGTAAGGATTTGTTGTACTTTGTGTTCTAGCGTGACCCATTCAGGTAAGGCTGGAAGTGTTTCCATAGTTTGGTGGTAACGTGAACGTCTTGTATGCAATAGTCTTCCATTTCCTGGGACCAATCCGTCCAATCAGAAGTGGAACCGTAGTCACCTTTCCGTTCATCTAATCTGTAGCCGTAAGATTCAAGTGAGTGTTTACCATACAACTTGAGAGGCATGCCATCCCAGGTACGCTTCTTATCCAAGTTGATCATGTCGGGGTGGTAGAGTCTGCTAAGGAGTAGAGTATCGACCACATAAGCAGGCTTACCAAACCAAGGGTAAAGTTTGCGAATAACAGGAATGTCGTAACCAATAATGTTGTGCCCAATAATCCTGTCCGCATCCTGGAGTCTTTGCAGACCTCTTGATATCGGCTCACTGGACCCTGTGTCATTGTACGCAATCGTTTGATCTGTCGAGAGATCATGGATAGCAAGGCAGTGGATGGTACTAACATCTTGTAGTAAACCGTTTGTTTCTATGTCAAAGATTAGACTCACTTCCCATTCCATCTGAACGTCTTGTCTTTAAATTGAGCACGTTCAATAGCTTGGGTGGTGGGTGGGTTAGGTCGTTTAAGTTCAGAAATCTGTTGCTGCGTTGAACTCTGGTTCTGGTTGAGTTTCATAGAATTTACAGGTAGGTAGATCATAGCTTAGCTGACACGCGATGCCAGTTTCCCCTGAATATCGATTTTTGAGGATTCTAACAGTCGTATCAGACTGTTTGCCTCCGCTCTGCTGATCTCGTTCGAGTCCAATGCAAGCGTCAGATAGCTGTGCAATTGCTGCAGAGCCTCGCAACTGTCCAAGTGTAACACGTGCTCCCTCCTCATGATTTTGATCCGATGATGTACGTTTGAGGTGAGACACCAAGAACAACGCTATGCCAGTACGCTCCACGAGCGACCTGAGCTTAGTCATTGTAGTGTCGATCATCCGCCGTTCGTCTCCGTCAAGCCCAGAAAGGAGGATGGAGAGGTGATCCAAGAAAATGATTCTACAGTCGAGACCTGATGCCAGGTACTCAATGCGATTATAGATAACATCAGGATCATAGCTCCCGAAGCCATCAAAAAGATACAGGTTCCAATTAGCCATTGTGGCGTCAAAAGCCGCCGTAAGTTCTTCATGGGTGTGTTCTCCTAGGTGCAGGGACTTGCCAACATGGGCGCTCATTAAGCCTAAAGCAGTACGGCGGTTGGATTCTTCAAGCGCCAAGTAACCGACCCGTTCTCCTTTTGAAAGAAGATTAGTTGCAAGCTCACGACAGAAGCTGGACTTTCCGATGCCAGAGCCTGCAGTAATTGTGACAAGCTCTCCATACCTGATCCCGTGAAGCTTTGATTGTAATCCTTGAAATGGGTAGTCATGATCAGCGGCAGGTGATGGGGTTGTTACAAGATCTAGAAGTGTTTTACCGTCTACAATACCATCAGGACGATATGGTTTAGCGTCCCAAATAGCCTTACAAACAGCGTTAGTATCGTTAGCTTGGAGTGCATCCGATGCGTCCTTGTAATCACCTTGAAGGTGGGCAATTTTAACCTTACCAGGCGGTAGTACATTAGCACACTCTTCAGCTGCCTGACGCCCTGGTGCATCCCCATCAAAGAAGATTACAACCTCGTCATAGCCTTGTAAAAGAGGCAGCTGTTTTTGTACAGCCTTCTTTGCACCAGCTGCGCCTGATGGTACAGAAACCATAGGCCAGCCAGGCATACACTCAGACCCACTAGCTGCATCCATCTCGCCTTCAAAGATGACGATACGTTTACCAGTAGTAGGGTAAAGATGTTGTCCGAAGAATGTACCAGGCACCTCACCCTCATACGAGAATGACTTACCTTTTGTTTTTATCTTAGCACCTTTGACAATGCCGGATTCGTCATGATAGTAAAAGCGGAGCTTATCACCATCACGGTAAATTTTGTATTTCTCACAAACTTTCTGTGAGATGTTACGCTTCTGCAGCCTTTGGGCTGAGCCTGTTATTTGCACACTTTTGGTTTGATGAATGTGTAAAGAAGGTTCACCATCACCGTGCGTATAGTGATGGCAAACGAAACAATATGTGTGACCGTCATCGTAGACACTCTTGGCATCTGACGATCCACACTCCTCGCATGGCTCATGAAATAGAAACTCAGAGGAGCCAGTCGATAGGGATGTCCTTGAAGGAGGTCCAAGGGATGTCATGCTTATCGCACCATTTAGCGTATGTAGTTTTAGATTTTTTGCTGATTTTATTAAAGGGTGCCTGGAATACCATGCGCAGATCCATGTAAGGATGTAGCTCTTTTACGGCTTTGATCTTACGTCGATCTGCTGCATCCCAATAACCCTTACATTCTAGTACGACACCATTCGGTAATACGAAGTCTGGTGTGTAAACGTAATTAATAATATAGCGGACTTTAGTTGTCTCGTACTCATACTTAACACCAAGGTCTACAAGTAGATCAGCGACCTGCTCTTCGAGCTTGGATCTGAATGCCATTAGTCGTCCATGTTCTTTTCAATAATA